TGTCAGTTATCATCTTCGGTTACGGTTATCGGCAGAACGCCCTGCCGCTGACAAGAGCTTATTTGCCTGACCAATCTACTCCACATGATAGATAACTATCATTTATAACATTTCATTGATTAGTCTTTATTTTTCATTGCGTTACAAATAACACCCCAGTCAAAAACAGCGAAATTAACTACACCATTAACTACACCGTTTCACGAACAATATCGAACAACCACGAACAAAGATCAACACGCTTTAACCGTTATCATTTTCCGGCTATCCGTTATGAAGCTGGTGGATGTTCCCCGATATGGGGATCCCCATAACGGGGCTACCTGGCTTTTTTTCCGGTTAACCTTTAATCAGGCTGGTGGGCTTTACCTGTTTTGTAGGAGTGGTCATTCTGCCCGACCGCGCATTTTTGCGCTATCGGGCATATCAAACAGTTACCTCGCCGACTTCCTCAAATTGAGGTTTCCGAAAATATCAGCGGGTTAGCGATTAAGCTGACGAGTAATTAAACTGCGAAAATTTCGTAGTTTGTGAATATATTCCGGCCTGCTGGTTAACAGTCCTCAGATGTGAGGGATGTAGCCAGCGCAATTTTGCGCTTTGCTTTAATCTCAGTAAGTTACCGCGCCAATTTCCGCAGTCTGTGTAAATTGGGAAGAATCAACGGGTTAGGCCTTAATCATCTGCGTAAACATAAGTAATCATAATGATCATTCAGCCAGCGCAATTTTGCGCTTTGCTTTAATCTCAGTGAGTTACCGCCGCAACCGTTCCGGCTTCTTCCAGTGGTACGTGATTTTCTCCTTCTCCCGATACATCTCCACGCGGCGACGGTATGTCAGCAACTCAAGGACTCTGGTTCGTATGTTGCGCATATCCACGCCGTTAAGCTCAATACCATCACGGCGCATCACCTCAGCAACAACACGCGCATAATTTTCGGCTGTCACGCTGTCCGGCTGCGTGGTCTGTTCGTCAGCCTGCTGGCTGATTCCAGAGACGCGGCGGATTAATCGCAGTATTTCGGCTTCTGTCATGCTGCTGACCTCATTACACCCCGCTAAATTCTTCCAGTTTCTGGCGGTGGCTGTCGCTTATATCAAAAGCAAAATCCTCATGCTCTGCCTGGAATGTACCAAACGCCATCAGCGCCGCTACGCTCGGGTCTATCTTGTTCGGTGATTTTTTCTTGTTCGGCTTGATATTGGCGTTCGCGTCACTCTGCATCACGACGTTACTCATCGACCAGGACAACACCGGATCGCCACGATGCACAATCACCCTGCGGTTAACAAAAACTTCGAACGATTTCGCCGCCGGACTGAATCTGAGGTAGGTTTGCGGGAACGGCTCCACCTCAAAACCAGCCCCCTGTAATTGCGTCCTGAGATGCGTGGCGTTCCACGTATCAAAGCCCACCAGCCTGATATTAAATTTCTCCGCATCCTGCATGATGTCATCTCTGATCCGGTCGTAATCAATGCAGTCACCTGGCGTTGTGCGTATCCAGCCCGCTTTAGCCCACTGGCGATAGACAGCGCGGTTTTTATTGGCGGGGTTCTGTAGCTGGAACTCCGGCAGATAATGACGGGAAACCAGCATGATATTTTTACCGACCGGAAAGGCATAGCACACGCTGGAAATATCGCTGGTTGATGATAAGTCCAGCCCCGCGTAACACTCCTGCCCGTGTAAATCTTCCTCCGTGAACGTTCCGGCACACTCAGCCCATGCGCCGTTACCCATCCACGGGGTAGCCCCCTGGCACCAGATATTAAATCGCTTTGTCATCATCTCCACCCATTGCGACGGAATACCCCGCGCTTTCTGGATGGTTGAGGCCAGTTTTTCACGATCCACGGAAACATCGATGTTAGGGTTAGCCTTTATCCACATCGCCGGATCATCAACCTCGTTTTCGTCGTCCAGCTCGTAAATCAGCACAAAAATTGAATCGTTGACCTCTTCGCCGTCCAGGATCTGGCAGCAATAATCATAGTGCTGTTTACAGGTTGAAACGACGTTACTGCCCGATGTGGTAATGGCAAATAACAGCCCTTCGGGACGTGCGCCCATCCCCAGCTCAAGCGCGGAATAAACGCCGTTATCGGGGTGTAGGTGGTATTCGTCCACGATGGAAAGGCTGGGGTTTGTTCCCTCGATGGTTGCCGCTTTTGCTGCCAGCGGCTTTAACAGGCTGTTGCTTTTCGGGTGCATCACCTTGTGGGCCTGAATATTCACCCGCCTGCGTAACGGTCGGGATAAAAGGCACATCTGACGCGCATCATCAAAAACGATCCGCGCCTGGTCACGGCTCACCGCTGCGGTGTAAATATCCTGCTGCCCGTTCTCCATAATCAGAAACCAGTTAGCCAGAATCGCGGCGGTCGTGGATTTCGCATTTTTGCGCGGCACTTCGATAAAGGCGCTCGTGTATTTGCGCCGTCCGGTGGCCTTAACCTTAAAGCCGAGGATGCACGCAAAGGCGAACTGCTGCCACGGCTCCAGCTCAATGGGTCTGCCACGCATCGGCCCTTTTACGTGCGGGCACACCCTGGAAAAGGCAATAAACCGCTCCACAACCTCACGATCGAACGTGTAAAGGGGGCTTTCAAGGTCCGAAAAGTACCGTTTAACGGCCTGTTTCAGCCGTTTACAGGCCGGAATTTTGCCCGTTTTTACGTCTTCTGCGTACTTATTCCAGGCGGTCAAGCTCGTCCTCTTCTTCTGTTTCCGGTGGATTTTTACGGCGGCTTATCGGGTCAAAACCGAGCAAGGAGGCCATTTTTATCATCACTCTTTCAGCGTCGGATTTTGCGCTTAATGCGGGGTTTCTGCTCTCGCCGCCCTGACTGTTAACAATGATGAACCCGCGCGCCGCAAGGTCTGCAACGGCTTTCCGGTAAATGGAGTAGTTGACACAATACAGTTCCAGATTGCTCCAGTCGGCGGGGGTCAGGTCTCCCCGTTCCGCAAGCTGCCGCGATTTTTCCCGCCACTGCTTCACGGCGATATCATCCAGGTAGGCGGGGGCTTTCGGTGGTCTTGCCATGCTTATTTTTTCGCCAGATTATTTTTCAAAAAATTCCCGTGCATAAAAATTTGAGGAGGCGTTCGGTTCTGGGCGGGGTCGGGTTCGTCCTGAAAACTCCCCCCACCCCGTCCGGCTGCCTCATCAGCGATTGCGGAAACATTCCATAACCTCGCGGTCACGGTCGTTTAATCGCGTCGCTGTGATGCGTTCTGCGCGTCCTGATGCTTTATCTTTATGCCCTGTTTCCTGTGCCTTCCATGCGTCACGCTGCCTTATAAGTCCACGGATAAGGCGGTTTTGTTCCCGCTCATTCATCAGCGCCATACATCCAGTTATTGCGGTTAGCGGCCCGTTCTTCCTCCTCACGGAATCCACCCGCAGCACGCTTGTTTTTTGTGGACGGATCAAGCCATTTCGTTTTCTGGTTATGACACGCCTGGCACAATGGCTGATGATTCCACTCAGGCCAGAAGAGAACATCATTACCGCCATCGATTGGGATAATGTGATCCACCACCACGGCGGGCGTGTATATTCCTTTTTCCAGGCAATGCGCACATAACGGGTTTTTACTCAGATACATGGCGCGGTATTTCTCCCACTGCCTCGTATACCCTCGCTCCCTGCTGCTGCCTCTCCGGCTGTCCTGCTGCTGGCGTGCGCTGCGTCTGTGCTCCTCACACTTGCCGGACTTCACGCGCCTGTTGCAGCCTGGTTCTGTACATCGTCTTAATGGTTGCCACGGCATCAGTACACCCCCACATCACGGTAAGCCGTCCAGAGTGCGCCAATCGTCATGGGTACGTGTGTTTTTGCGTTATCCGCGACAATCTGGCGATTCTCATACAGGTGAGCGATAAACATCATGCAGCCAATCTTTATGGCTGGCGTGAACTCCAGCCCGTCATCAAAGCGCCTGCCTATGTGTATCTGGCACGCCTCAAGCGATGCGGCAATGTATCCGCTGATTAACTGGTCTTCCTCGTCGCCATCGATGCGGCAATGGAGTTTCACTTCTTCCAGGGTGATAAGTTCTTCTGTCATTTTTCCGCGCCCTCACGACAAAGAATTTCAAGGCGTGTCCTGGCGGCATCCGGCAGCGGCTGCCCGATGATATTCAGTACACGCCCCGCCAGCGGCCCCGTATTGACCTTTATCCGGCTGGTGGCGTTGATGTCCTTCCGGTACCGTATCCAGATCCTTACGGTACCAATCGCCAGCTCTGCACCCGATGAAATGGCCTCCTTGCTGCTGACCATGTTCACGCTTGCCCAGAGTGTGTGACCGTCCTCCCACGTTTCGAGTATTTCGCCCGTCATGGCTCTGGTCTGTTTCAGGGTCTGAATCGTTACCCTGTCACGCAGTCGCCCTATGTTCATTCCGGTTTTTCTCCCTCGCTGATTTTTACTTCCTGTTTCCATACCTGGCTGAACTCATCACCACCATCACGCGGAGACAACCCTTCTCGTTCGCGGGCTTCGTTCGGGCACATAACACCGGATTTGATGCCTCGCTCATAGGTGGCAAAGCGTTCGCCAGGTGTGGCCCGTAACAGGTCCGCGCTGTCAAACTCCACCTGATACCGGATACCAGGTACAGGCGAGACCACCAGCAAGGCGTTTTTTATCTGCTGCTCAAAGTTCGCCAGCCACGGGCGCATCGTCATGGTGAGAAATGCGCGGCTTGCCTCGCTGAAATTGCTGTAGGTGCTGTTGCTGTATTCCTGCAGAAAAATCGGCGAGACGTTGAACATTCGGGCGATGTCTTCAATGGTGAAGCGACGGGAGGCCAGCCATTCGGCGTCCTGGTTACTCATGCCCAGCTGCTGGTAACTCATGCCCCCTTCAAGGATGGGCGTTTTTCCGGCGTTTCTGGCCCCTTTGTAGCGTTCCAGTGCGGCTAATGCCTGTTTGCCTTTCACGCCGTCCAGCCATTCGCCTGACGTGATAACCCCTGCCGCCATCATGCCATCACGCATCACGCTCGCGCCGTGGCGTTGTTGGGCCAGCCCAAGCCCCAGCGATTCGCGGCAGATGGTTACAGGTGAGCGCCCCATAAAGCCGTCATCCGTGGAGTAACGAAGGTGAAGTACTTCCCACGGTAAATAGTTGCGGGTGTTTCCGGTGTAGGCGTCAGTGATGCAATAGCGCCAGTTGTGTTCTCCTGTCTGCTCCACGTTCACCGACTGCGGCGGGTAAGGATGTAAAGCCGCCGGAAAACCATCACGCCCCCACTGAATCACCGCGTAAGCATTACCGTTTAACAGGCAGTGGCGGATCATCATTCGCTTAAACTGGTAGGGGGTTTGCCATGCGTTCGGGCGCTCGTTGAGGATATGATCGACCGGATGAGAATCAAGCCACTCGCGGGCCTCCTTCCCCTTCTCATTGCGTACCAGGTACAGGTAGCATGGCATAGTAGCCACCGCCTCAGAGATGACCGTGACGGCGTTCATGACGGCGGGGAGTGATTCCGCTGTCCCCGATGATACGTACTCACCCGCCCCCGTGTTCGATGTGCCAGCCAGCGCCATAAATTCATCAAGCGTCATGCTGCGCTGCTCTTTTTTTCTTCTGAAAGGCCACATATCACACCCCCGCTAAATCCGCCCACCAGCGGCGATTATCCGCACGCGGCATTTTTTCGGGGTGCTGCTCATACAGGGAACGGCGGGCCAGCTCCACGCCGGAATCGGGGTAAGCCGGTACGGATGTAACGGTAATTTCGTACAGTTCCGCCACCAGCACGGTGCGCACGCATGGATCTGTTGTGGTATCCCATACATCCTTACGGGAACGAAAGCCAAAGCTCATGCCGGATATATCACCACGTTTAACCAGTTCGATAACGTCACGCCCTGTGCTGGTATCCGGTGGGGTAAGTTCAAAGCGTAACCCTGTGTCGTCCTCTTCCAGTTTCAGCGTGCCGGAACGGGTGCGCCCCAGTAACATGCTGTGGTCATGCTCATACAGGCCGCGAACGTCATTACCCGCCGCAAGCCACTCAGTAAACGCCCCCCGCTGGAATTTTTCGTAAAACTCCCCCCATAACAGTTCCGAAAGGTTATCCCAGCGAACAACGTAGCCTGTAAGCGTGTTGCTGGCGCTGGTGGTGATTTCCGATGACCGGATTTCCATACTCTTCATAATTTTTTTCACCCATAAAACACTAAAGGGGCTTTTTAGCCCCTTCTGTATGCTGTTAATCGTCGTCCTGTGGCAGTTCCAGAATCTTGATCGCGTTCGAATCCACCACGCCACCGCCTAAATATTTTTGCGTGAAAATTTTGATGAATCCTGGTTCTGTCAGGTTGTCCGGTCTGGTGCGAACACCTGTTTCGTGATCAACGATGTAGTAACCGCGTTTAAAGTCGCCCAGGGCAATAACGTTATCCGGCATAAACTCCAGATATTCGACCGGAAGGCCCAGCAACGTATCAGGATCACCCGCCTGTAAACGGTCACGCCAGATGTAATCACCGTTCGCGTTCTTCACCTTCTGGAGTTTTGCCGCCGTCGTGGAGTTAACCACCCAGACCGCGTTTTTGCGGTATTTTTTACGTAATGCAAATTTCAGGTCGATCAGCGGGTCCGCAGATGTCCACGCCAGAGATTCGGAAGGTTTAATTACCTGCAACGTACCAAAATCACGCTCTTTGTCGTTCTTCTCTGCACGGGGTACGGATAAAAAGCCTTTTGCTTTTTTGTCACCGTCGCCCACAACCAGATCGCTTTCTTCGGTTTCCGTGAAGGTGTCGCCAATCTCGCCCGTCAGCCATGAAAGGATGTCCACATCGGAAAAATCCACGATTTCCTGCGTGGTGCGCGGGTACGCATAGACCGGATACAGCTTAATGCTCACCTCGTTAATCTGCGGGGTGCTGGTCTGTTCGCGTGCCTTACCCTCTTCACCGTGGTTAACGGTCGCACCGCCAGCGGAAACAAGCTGCTTAAACTCGTTGCTGCTGATTTTCTTCACGGTACAGATGCGGCGCATGGTGGATTCATCCGTCAGCATTCGCATGATTTCGGTGTTCAGTTCGGGGATAACGGTATAACCACCATCAGCGGGAACGCCTGTACTCAATGCGCGGGTTTCACCTGTCAGAATGTAGTGACGTAGTTCGGCGGGGTCAGTGGTCTGGCTGTTTTTGCCTGGTTTACTGCGCTCTTCGTCAGCAACGGCCTCAAGGCGGGAGATGTCTTTATCGAGTGATTCAGCTTTAGCGCGTAATTCGTCAAATTTTGCGCCCTCAGCATCGTTAAGACTGCGGTTTTCTTTTTCCGCGTTCTCCAGCATGTCGCGCATCTGATTTTTAATGGCGGTTTTCTGCTGGCGTAATTCGATTATTCTCGGCATAAAAAAAGTCCTGGGGTTAAGTAAGGAACTCCAGGACGCGGCAAAAACTCAACCGTTTTTCATAAGGGAATCAGCAATCGCACCGATCGTTTTCCCGCCTGGTAATGAATATTGGCGAGCACATTAACAGGCGGGAAAGTGGCCCCAGCGTCCTGGCACCACGGGCGAGAATAATCATGATTCAGTTCGGGTAAAATATGCCGATCCGCTCAGTGAACAACGTGGAACAACCACGAACAAATAATTTACAAAAAATAACAAAAAGCCGGATTGCTCCGGCTGTATGGGTGCTCAGTCCCTGATCCCTTTCAGAAATTCTATCAATGCATCTGTCTGTTCAGGATTTACCGCCAGCATTTCACCGGATAGCGCGCAACGAACAAAACCATGATGATCCTTTTCAATCAGCGCCCCCGTTTCCAGGAATGCGCGGTAATCAGTGATGTTCATCGTCTCCATGTTGTCAGCATGGTATTTATCACGCTGTTTTAATATCTCATCAAATTTCGTCGGCATTGTTTTTTCCTCTGTTGTGTCTGTTTGTTTCAGATAGTAACTATGCCGGACCGTGACGAAAAGCCAGTAGTGCGCCATACCATTTCAAATGACGCAAAAAAAGCCGGATTGCTCCGGCTGCGTGGTGTGGTTCTGATATTCCTACTCAGCTAATTTGCTCAGCCCCATGTCTGCATAAGTGCGATTTACTGCATTTCTCAGGTCTGCGTAGTTCTCCGTTGGCGGCTCCGGTGGCCTCTGTGCCTTCCTGGAACATTCCAGCCGTCGCATCGTAACCTGATGCCGTTCCTTGTCTATCTCCACCAGTTGCATGACTTCACCCCATCGCGCCGACGCCCTCCGGTAAAAGCCTTTTGCCTCGAGTTCCTCCGCTATGCGGTCATGTACCATCGTCACCCCCTCAGAACGGAATACCGTCACCGTAAGGGTCATCGCCTCCCGCTGGTGGCTGATTACCCTGTGTGCCTGTGGTTTTGCGTCTGTTCCCGCCAGGACGTGCCGCACGGGCACTGATTACGCTGTCTGCAATAACCTGATAACCCTGCCGCGTTTCCCCGTTCTGTCCGGTCCACTGGCTGACCTGCATCGTGCCGGATACGCTGGCAACGTCGCCTTTTTGATGTTTAGCCAGGAAGTCGGCCTGCTTACCAAATGCGATGACCGATAGCCATAACGTAGCCTGCCCATCCTGCGCCTGACTACATGGCAACGATACCGCCATACGTGCCAGCGTCATTGGTGTGCCCTTGCTGGTCTGTTTTACCTGCGGGTCGTCCACCAGCCGCCCGTAAGCTGCTATCTGTGCTGTCATGATTCCACCTCTCCGGTTTTAACGTTGATGGTTGTTACCTGTTCCGCTTCGGCAATCTCCCGTTCTGTCAGCGTGGCAAAGTTTGCCGCCGCCGTGGTCATGAATGCGCTTATCAGGTCGGGATGTTCCTTCGCGTATCCTTCCCGCGTGTGGCGGTCTATCGTTCTGATTGCCACCTTTAAGGTGTGCTCAGTCATGTCTAACGCTTTATATTTTGGCTCTGTTCTGTCTCTGCGAATTTTGGTCATTTGTCGCCCCTGATTCATGTTTTCGGCTGGCATGTTTGTTAAGTGATTTTGATGTATGCGCATTTATTTTCACCCCCTCGTTTAAAAAGTTTTTAGTTGTGCCTCCCCCCCCTCTACCCATCTACCCGAATGCTCATCATGTCAGTAATGGCGCGGCTTTCAGCGGGTAGATAGCTTTTTGGGCTCCTCTACCTGCCGTCTACCCTGCTACCTGAAACTGATAAAATCAGGTAGAAGAGGTAGAGAGCTTTTATTAGCCTTCTACCTGGCCCTCTACCCACTTATCATGTTGAATAATATGTATTTATTTCATTCAGGTAGATGGGGTAGAGGGCTTTTACAAAAAATTATAAAAACGCGTCGCAATCGTCTGTTGTAATTGCGTTGGTCTGCGTTACTCCCTTAACTTTTCGCGTAATATATTCATGCCCGTAAACTTTCGCCGCTGGCTTCATGGCCTTGCTGAACTCAGCCACGTTTAGCGGTTTGCTCCTGCCTGCGTATGCCATAAACGCCAGATAGACGCGGTAAAGGCTGTTCCTGGTCGTGTACTTCACTGAATCGCCACCGCCCCCCATCATCAGGCCGCGCGCTTCCTCCAGAAAATTCAGGAACTGGCAAAACTCAATAACCGGATCCGTCTGTTGCTTTATTGCCAGTGCTTCATCACCGTCACGCTGTTCCAGTAGTAAAGCCCGTGCCTTCTCAGGGTCGGTAAAGTTCGCCAGCAAGCGGCGGATAATAACGGGGATTTCAGCCGCAATCTTTTCCGGTAGTTCCCTGTCTTTTTCGGCCTCACTGACGATATTGTCGAAACGGAAAATCACGCGACGACGTGCCACACCTCCGGCCCGTTCGGTGAATATCATCGGGTTATTGTTGGTCGCCAGCACCACCGCCCTGATTACAGCCGTGAAACGCTTTTCGTATTTCGGGTTAATTTCCACGGGGTCACCGCCCGTGATTTTCTTGATGCCCGTTCCTTCGCCTGTATATTTCGGCTGGTCAGCCAGGACGATAAGACGACTCCCGACAACCTGCGCACGTCCACCAGCATCATCAAGCGATGTCATTTCAGCGCTTACCGTGTTCTGTTTCCCTGCCAGAAGGCTGGCTATGTGTGTGAATGTACTTTTACCGCTCCCGCCGTCTCCGGTGGCCTCAATAAACATCTGCCAGTCGTACCGGTTCGCCATAATCATGTACAGCGCGGCACATATACGCATCATCTTGCGCGGGTCTTTTCCGGCTGCGTGCTCAAGCCATTTATGAAAGTTTGGCGCGTTATCGCGGATGTTCTCCCCTGGTGCTGGTGGCGTGTACTCAATACCGTTGTGCGTGGTGATCCAGTTCTCCGGCGTGTGCGGGGAAAATTCCCCCGTTTTCAGGTCAAGCGCACCATTGGCAAACGGCAGCAAATCGCCGGACGGCTCGCCCATTGGTTCGGCAATAACTTTTAACGCTTCCACGGCGTTATTGATTACGCGCTTGCTGAAAGTGGCCCTGTGCTCTGAATAGATCGCCACCATTTCGCGGCTAAGTTCCATTGTACTGACCGGACACCATACCCCGCCGCGCCATACGTGGACGATTTCACTTTCAGGATGTACGCAAATGCCATCAAAGCGCCCGGCAAGCAGCTGCGCGCGCTCACTGTCCGCCATCTGCGAAAGTTGTGCCTTTTGCTTTACCGGAAGCTCAATGACCAGACCATCAGAAAGATTCTGGCGCTCACGGGCCAGATATTCGCGCCAGTTCTCCACCTTCTGAACGTGCATTCCCTCAGGGTAAAAATTTGCATCCTGTACGCCTGCCGCCGCCAGTTTCTGACCAATCGCCTTGATCATTACTGGCTCAAGATGTCCGGCCCTGAATATGCGTACTGATTTTCTGCCTTCCGGCACAATTTGCAGCTTATCCAGTTCGGATAACTGCTGCTCCCCAAGCCACACAGGAGGCTCATTATCTCCGGCCATACGCGCGTCATGTTCCTGCCATTGTTTTGCGTGTGACCAGGCATCACTACCCGCAAAAATAATGACTTCTGTTTCTTTGTGTTTTATGCCGCGTGACTGCTGTTTTACGTTCGGTGCCAGTTTCATTTTTTACCCCTGAATCCGTTAATCATGGTTTTCAGCTTCTGGATGTTTTCCCGTGCTCTGGCGTTGCTGGTGGGCACGTTATGCGGCGCGGTCTGTACCAGAGAAAAATCACGCCGGAACTGATAAACAGGCATCACGCAATCATATTCGTAACCTTCACGGCGGTAAGTTACGCACCGTCCCGCCACACCCTTAATCATTACCGTGCCGCCGTACTGGTCGCGGTAAATATCACCGCGCGTAAATTTAGGGTGAGTGTTGCCACTGGCAGTTAAGCCAGAATATTTAAGTTTCATTATTTTTATTCTCCGGTGTGGGGCGCTTTATTATTTTCGATAATATCCATCGCCTTATCCAGTTCATCAATAACAGGCGATAGTAATGTCTGAATGGCTGCAAACATTAATGACGAAGATTCTTCGCCAGATTCCGGCGCTTCAATTAATTTGCCTAACAACGCATTCATTTCGCGCGCTTTAATTAATGCGTTTTCAGAATGAATAAGAACATCAAAGGGTATTTTATGCATGACTCACCCCCTGGCGAATACGGGCGACAAAAATCAGATGTGTGTGCGGCAGCTGGGCGCGTGCTTCGCCTTCTGTTGCTGCCGTGACGGTAAAGAGTGATCTTTGTTTTTCCTGGCACTGCATAAAGCGCCAGACAAAGTAAGGGCGTGCGGATACAGCCATGTGAAAGGCTCCCAAAGTGAAATTAAGGAGTCTCGCTACTACGCTGCTAAACGGGGTGGCGAGACGTAACAGGGTTAGCAGACTGGCACTTTGGGAACCAGCGAGCGCAAAGGCTCCCCCGTTACGCCCCGCCATAATGCGGGTATGGGTAGGCTTACGGACACAAAAAAACCGCATATCGGAATGTAAGCGGCTGTCCGCCAAAGTATTCAGGCTGCTAAACCCGGTCGCCATGTGGGCGACGGGGGAAGCATACAGCCCCGTTATAATTTTTTGCAAGCGGTTTTTACGCATGATGTGACCCCTGACGAATACGGGCGGCAAATACAGCAACACAACCAGACGGGCAACGGCTACGCGCTTCGCGTTCCGTCCAGGCGGTTACGTGGATGATTTGAGATTCTCCGGCACTCAGGGCCAGAAAACGCCAGATGTATTTATTCAGGTTGTGCGAGTCCCGCCCTTGCGGGTGTGTGATATGATTTCTCATAGCTACCTCGATACTTTCGCTATCGTTGGTGGTCAGAGGCTGCGAAAGGACGGCAATCCTTTTCAGCCTCGTTTGCATTGAGTGATAAACACTCAGCTGGATTCCAGTATAATCACTAAGTGGAATCCACTTCAAGCGTTTTGTTTTGGTCTTTTTCGTGTATACTGGATTCCAGTAATCACAAAGGGAACCAGAAATGGAAAGAGACCATATCAATAACAAATCACAGAAATTACAGGCTCGCGCCCCGCATGAAGTTGTTGAGGCTATGGAGCAAGTAAAAGAAACAGGCGAGAGCACTGCGCAATTTATCGTTACAGCCATGCGAGGCGAGATCAAACGCCGCCAGCGCCGTAAGGCCAAAGAATCAGAATAATCACTATCAGCGCCGTGGTGTGAGGTACTACGGCGCATTGCTTTACAGGGCAGTACCATGACCAACAACACACTATCACCAATACAAGACACGCAAACGCAAGATGATGAAATCATCCGGCAAAGGCAGTCAGAAGCCTGCGCCAGAGTTGAGGAAGAACTAACCAGAACAAAAATACCACCACCAGCGCCGCGCTTAATGCCACCAGAAAAATTTGCCCTTGAAGATTTTGTCGAGAAATACCCACGGCGGTTAAAAGCCACTAAAAACCGACCGCCTGGCTGATAGCCTTGTCCACCAGC